TGCTGTACAATCGTAATTTAACACCCTAATAATTAAAGCTCTGCATATTGTAGAGCTTTTTTTTTAAACATTTTTTGACCTTAGTATAATATAGTTATATGATATACATTAAAAAAGATGAGGTCAATCAGATTATCCTTACACTCACTGAGGTAAGTACACTGCCTACTCCTTATTATTTATTTGTTTTTCAGAATGAAATGGACAAGCTGTCTGCACCTATTACATTCTACACTGCTGATCTATCAGCTTATCCTGAAAGATTCAATCAGTTTGAGCTAGATGAGCCTGTAGATTTGGAACTAATCAAAGGACAGTATACATACAGCATCTATGAGTCAAGTACCACACCTCCAACTATTGCTAACTCTACAGGGTTTGTGATTGAAGAGGGCAGGATGGTAGTATCAGGACCAATAGTATCATCAATTTATGAGTAATTATGGCATTAAAAGACTTTTTTAAAACAGTAAAGCATGAAATAGTAGAGGGATATCAATCATTCTCTACTCCATTCCTTAAGGTAGGAGGTGCAAATCTAACTCTACCCTATGTAAATGGTAGGAATCAGACTAATGGATACATCCCCTTTGGGCAGGATAACCTATTCCCTGAGCTACTCAATCAGATATTCTATAGCAGTCCATTACATGGCTCTATTGTAGGGTATAAAGTGAATGCAGCTGTAGGAGGTGGATTTAATATAGTAGCAGATAGACTAACACTTGAAGATAAGCTAGAGCTATATACATTAGAGAGAAAATTAAACATTAAAAAGATAGTTCCTGCAGTAACTCAGCAACTCATTCTACATAATAGAGTATATTTTAAGCTATGCTTTGATGATAAGATGAAACTCACAAAGATAGTCAATCTATCCCCTGAGAAACTTAGAGTAAACTTAGATAGAAAGAGATATTATATTTGTGATGATTGGTCATCTAGAATTGGAGTCCAGGAGATAAGGAGATACACTCCTACCTGTAGAGATTATGAGCAGTTATTTGTATATGAAGTAGAATGTATTGGGCAGGATTTCTATCCATTACCTCAGTACACCTCAGCTCTAAACTTTGCTTTCTTATCAGGTGAACTTAGCTACTTTGCTAAAAGTAATATACAAAATTCAGTATTTCCTAGCTTTGCTATGATGTTCCCTAAAAGACCTCAGTCTGAGGAGGAGAAGAACATGATAAGAAATACTATTGATAGATTGAAAGGTGCTGCTAATGCAGGTAAAGCTGTGGCTTTCTTTGCTAACTCAGCAGACCAACTGCCTAAGATAGAGTCACTACCTACTAATGGTAATGATAGTCTATTTCAAGAGGCATCACAACTAAACACTGAGCAGATTTGTTTCTCTCACACCATTGATCCTATACTTATGGGAATCCGTACTACAGGATCACTAGGTAATGGCTCAGATATTAAGCAGGCTTACATCATATTTGAGAAAAATGTAGTAATGCCACTAAGAGACCAGGTAGCTGATATCTTTAATGAGCTACTATTTATAGCTAAGATAGATGCAGATTTCACAATCAATAACTATCAGATAATTAATGAGGCAATAGTAGAGCTTGAGGGAGATCCATCTAAGACTAATGATGCACTTAATACATTGAATCCTGCAATCGCTGCTAAAGTACTAGAGAATATGTCTAAGAATGAGATTAGAGCCTTAGCATCTTTACCTCCATTGAATGATACACCAACACCAACAATCTGATGCTATATTTTATAACAGAAACCTATCTTAAGAATAACACACCCATCACAGCAAATGTAGATGTAAACAATGTTACTCCTTACTTAGCTACTCAAGCTCAACTGAGAATCATGCCTATCTTAGGTACTACATTCTACAATGACTTACTAACTAAGTACAATAATCAGACATTAGATCCTGATGAAGAGACATTAGTTACATTTATACAGCCAATTATAGCATGGAGAGCTGCAGAAGATGCTGTATTTGGTCTATCTCTACAGCTAAAGAATAAAGGATTGCAAACTCAATTCGGAGATAACAGCTCATCAGTAGATAGAGGTACAATAGCATTCAGTATGGAACACTATGCACAAAAGGCTGCGTTTTTTGAGCAGAGATTGATAAGATACTTGCTTAAGAATAGAGCTTTGTATCCAATATTCACAGGTACAACTAACCGAGATACTGACCTTAGACCTATGATTGATGGATGTAGCTGTCTATCTAATGGATTGCTAGAGTGTAATGGTCTATGTGGAGGTGCAGGTAACAATGGTTACAACAATTCAATCTTAATAATATGAAGCACTCAGGCATCTTATCATTCTTAACTTTTGGCTTTGGATATCTTTCAGGTATCTCATTAGTATTTGCTGATCAGTTACATTTTAAATTCTTAGGATGCCTATTAATATCTTATTTTACTTTTTTACTAGCATCTGAAATAGAATCTAAAGAATGAAAGCACAAATATCCCTACTATTAATATCAATTCAATCAGAACTATTGACACTTATATCTATTTGCTTTGCATTCTTTTTACCAATAAGTGGGATACTGCTAATGATTGGAGTATTAATATGCATTGATACTATCACAGGCATTTGGAAAGCTAAGAAGATAGGAGATAAAATTACTAGCAGAAAGCTCTCAGCTATCATTAGTAAGTTAGCACTCTATGAAGTTACTGTTATAATGTTTTTTCTTATAGACAAATTTATTCTTAATGATATCATCCTCACTTTTTTCAGTGTACCATTTATGCTCACCAAAATTGTAGCTCTAGTATTATCTAGTATAGAGGTGATGTCAATCAATGAGTCATACAAGCAAGTCTACCATTTGGACCTGTGGCAAAGTGGAAAGGCATTATTTGCTAGAGCTAAAGAAGTTAAAGAGGACCTAAACAAACTGAAATGACTAGATGGGAACTTACATCTAAATACGGTACTGCTAATGTAACAGGTGCAGGATACTTAGTAAAGATTAAGCTACCATATCCAATGAGAATAGCTTGGGACTTAGACAGCACTGTCAATTCTATGATGTGTCATAAGTTAGTAGCAGATAACTTTACAGCTGTATTCAATGAGCTATTATCTACCTATGGATATGATAAGATTAAAGAGTTAGGGATTGATTTATTCGGTGGATGTTTCAACTATAGAAAGATGAGGGGAGGTACAGCACTATCCATGCACTCATGGGGTATTGCAATAGACTTAGATCCTGCAAGAAATCTACTCAAAGAATCATCAAAAACTGCAAGATTTGCAAGACCTGAGTATAAGGCAATGATAGATATATTCTACAAGCATGGTTTTATATCTTTGGGTAGAGAGAAGAATTATGATTGGATGCACTTTGAAATAAAAGAATGATGAGATACTTAGCTATAATCTTACTACTCAGCAGCTGCTCTGCACAATATCATCTTAATAAAGCAATAAAGAAAGGTTATACCTGTGAAGAGACAGGTGATACTATAAGAATCACTACACTAGATTCTATCCCTGTTATAATTAATAATGATATAATTTGGGAGAAATTTATTACTACCAAAGATACTATCATAAAGTATAAGACAGTCTATGTGCCTAAGACTAGACTAGATAAAAAAATAGAATATAGACTAAAGGTCAAAACTATCTACAAAGATAGGATAGTAGAGAAAGCACAGGCTAAGGCTTCACAACCTAGACCTAGAGGCAATCTTAGTCTATTATTTGTAGGAGTAGGCATAGGCTTACTGCTATCATATCTCTTTAAATTTGCAAGGGAGAAATATTTGTTCTAAGTTTACACCATATATGGTAAGAAAAAGACTGTTTTTTGACATTGAGACATCATTCAATGTTGGTATATTTTGGCGATCAGGATATAACCTCACAATCAATCCAGGTGATATCATCCATGAAAGAGCAATCATCTGCATCTGCTACAAATGGGAGTCAGATGGTGATGTACAATTCCTAACTTGGGATAAAAAGCAATCAGATAAGGCAATGATTAAAGCATTCCTTAAAGTTATGGCTCAAGCAGATGAAATTGTAGCTCATAATGGGGATAGATTTGACCTCAAATGGTTGCGTACAAGAGCTATAATACATGGACTTGATGTAATGCCCTCACCTAAGACTATAGATACTCTTAAATGGGCTAGAAAGTACTTTAATTTTAACTCAAATAAACTAGACTATATTGCTAAGTATTTAGGAGTAGGGCAGAAGATGGATACAGGGGGACTAGACCTGTGGAAAGATATAGTATTTAAGAAAGATCAGCAGGCAATGGATAAGATGGTAGCATATTGCAAAATGGATGTCACTGTACTAGAAGCTGTATTCAATAAGCTAAATTCTTATGCAGCTCCTGCTACTAATTATGCTGTAATGGAGGGAGATGAGAAGTTCTGCTGTCCTGAATGCACTAACTATAATGTAAGACATAATAAACAAGTAGTGACTGCTGCAGGGACTATTCACTATTGGATGTTATGCAATGATTGTAGAAAACACTTTAAAATAAATAATAAAACTTACACAGAATTTTTGAAATTCAAATATAAACATTAACTTAGCACTTGTTTCCATAGTAAAAGAAAGACAGTTATAAGCTACC